CAAAATAACCTAAAAGTTCCGCGCGCGCGGCTTTTTCTTTCAAAAAAGTCTTTTACCATGAATGTTAAAAAGAAAAGTCAAAAAAAATGGACAAAATATGTTAACTGAATTAAATAGTATTGTATATGTTTTTGGGAATAAAGGCCATGATAAAAGTGTATATCATTTGAAATAGTTTGAAAAAGTAATGAATCACATGAGGATAAAGTATTAATGCAAATGAGATTCCTCCGATTTGATAAGTTGTTAGTAAAAATTGGTTTGATGAAAAAACGAGTATTAAAATAAGGGCAATAGCTAAAATGTAATAAATAAATAAAAACCTATCATTCCATTTCATTAAATTTGCATATTGTTCAGACTCGTAATGTCCTTTTCGATATTGAGTATTGCTGTCTATTTGTGTTTTGTTGATTTCATCTAACAAATCTTGATTATAATTATATTTTTCTGTCAATAATTGCACATCGTTTGCCGTAATTTGGGAAGAGGGCCCATTTGGACACACGGATGGTATAGATTTTGTTTGAAATGACATATGATATATATGATACATAAAATAAAATTGATTTAGATAAACCATTTGTCTGACAATATATTAAACAATGACTAACATAAATACTATGGCTAACAAAGAAGTTTCACAGAAGAAGGGATTGAAACGCAATACAATTGACAAATATTACACAAAAGAGACGGTGGTTGAGTTATGTTTGAATATGTTTAAAACTCATATAGAAATAAATGGAAACGATTTAATTATAGAACCAAGTGCGGGGAATGGTTCATTTATTGAAGGCATTAAGTCATTGACAAATCATTATCAATTTTACGATTTAGAGCCCGACAATGAAGAAATTGTAAAACAAGATTATTTATTGTTTGATACAAATGTAACTGACAATTTTAATAAAATTCATGTCATTGGAAACCCGCCATTTGGCCGTCAATCTTCACTTGCAATTAAATTCATTAAAAAATCATGTGAATTCTGTGATAGCGTTTCATTTATATTGCCTAAAAGTTTTAAAAAGGACAGTTTAAAGAAATCCTTTCCCCTACAGTTTCATCTGGAATGCGAAATTGATTTGCCAGATAAATCATTCTTAGTTGATGGAGTTGAACATGATGTGCCATGCATATTTCAAATTTGGAAAAAAAAAACATATAATCGTGAGTTGTCTAAAAAAGTAGACCCATTTCATTTTAGATTTGTTGAAAAAACAGACAACCCCGACATTTCGTTTCGTCGAGTGGGGGTCAATGCGGGAACAATTGACACAAATATAAATGAAAAAAGTAGTCAATCTCATTATTTTATAAAATTTACAAATGGTAAATCAATTCATCATAATATACAACAATTGTCTACAATTACATACGAATTTAACAACACAGTTGGTCCAAAATCTATCTCAAAACAAGAATTAATAATTAAATTTAATCCATTATTGTGAGAAATACGATGAAATTATATTTGATAAATTCTTTATATAACATAATGTATTGTTTCTGAAACCAATTTCAAATAGTTTATATGTTTTATTTTTTTTGCTTGTAAATTGAATGTCATTGCAAACAACACACAATAATTTGCTATGTTCATTATTGTGCACATTTTCTACAATGTATTTGGTTCCTCTGTTAGATTGTTGTCCACCTCCCCATAAATCAAGTTGATTCATACCGATTATAATTTTGTTAGTCGATTTTTGTAAAATATACCAATCTGGTATTTCAGATGTAATGTATCCCTCACACATTTTTTCAAAACAAATTTCAAACAATGTAGAATCCAATGCCAAATCTAAAATTGCGTGTTTAACAATGGTGTTAAACTGATTGCCTCTTATGACTCCTTTTGTGCCGGGTGGAATAAGTTGTAATGAATATTCTTCTACTATATTTTGCTTTGTTTCAGCATCTATATATTTTTCCAGTATCTCTTCCAATTTTTTGATTTCCTTTTTAAAAGAAGCGGATTCTTTGTAAATGGGCAATAATTTGGAATCACTTAAATTTTCCAATGTGTCATAACAAATTTCTTCTTTTATTCTATTATTCATTTCAGTAATGGAAAGTTCTGTCATAGTCGGTAAATAATAAGGAGGATAGTTATTATTTACAATTCAATTTTATTGGGCATTTAAGTAAACGGATTTAAAGAACAATATCCCAATGTGGAATTAAATCTGAAAAATGTGGGGCAACATTGTTGGTTAATGCATTGTCCTCTACCACCGCCGCCATATAACATTTGTGTTGATGCGGAAGATGGCATGGTTCCTCCCGCACCCGCACCCGTTGCGCTTGTCCCTTCTTCATTTGCTAGTTTTGGAAGATTTGACAAATTGGTATCATATAGGTCATAATCCATATTGTTTCTATTGGTGATATCTACAGATTGGAACAAAATGTTAATGATAAATATACCAATCACTAAAGACATTGCCATGGTTAGAATCAAATCTGGAATAAAGTCAGTGTAAACCCGTATAGCATATATTGCAACGACACAAATAACCATAATATAAATTGTTTTAAGTATCTTGGTTTGAGCCGAATACTTTTTTCCGTAATAAGAATTCACTTTAACAAGACGTTGTTGGTTTGCCAAATGAGCGTCTTTAATTTTTTTACATTCTGGACCACATTCACTATCCAAGCTGTTTAATTGTGATTCACTTATAGTATAAGTCGTCGCCATATAATATAAATTATATTTTATTTGTTAGTTGTTAGTTTGGAAAATGCAAAAATGCCAACACCCGCGGTTAGAATAACCCAAAAAATAGAAGTATACTTTTCTCGGATGGTGATTAAATTTAGGTCGTGGTTCATAGAGTTGGCAGTGACTGGATCAAGTTGGCTTGGCATTATATTTTATTATATTCGCCGATAATAAAATAAAAATTGGTCCTAAATTGGCTTAATTGGATAAAACATCATTTTGGCTAAAACTCCGCTAATCAAAAGAATTCCAACAAACAATTCCATATTTTGGTCATATTGGTCGTTGTAAAGAGATAAAAAATTATTTTTCATTTCAAAGGAGGAGTTGAGTATAGATAAGGATGCTTCATTCTTTGCAGTTTCTTCCCGTAAAAAAGAATCCGCATCTACAATTGTTTTAGAACTAGGAAGTGTAGCATTTTCTGAACACAATTTGTTAGTTGTGTCAGAGTTAATATATTGTTTCATTGATAAATATTGTCGTATATTATCTAGTGTTAAAGACATATATTGTATGGTTCGATTATTTATTTTGTTTCACTTACAGTCGTTTCACTTACCGTCATTACTACTTATACACAGACCCGATAATACAAAGATTCAATCGCCGTTTTACTCGGGCGCTTAATCTCAACCACTTCCCCCGGCCGAACAAATATAACTTGAGATACTGGGTCAAATCGAGATATTTCGGGAAGCATGGAAATGTCCGATACATTGTATTTCCTCTTAACAAGGTCTAGTTCCGCATTGTTCAATATACGATGAGGTGGCACTAAACTGTGTTCTAACAAATTATATTGAAGACGCTTTAAACTTTGCACAATAATGTAAATGCCATCTTGTTCCCAAATATGTTTAATGCTATTTGTTAGTGTCTCATTCATATCATCTTTCACAATAATGTAGAGAATGTCTTTTTTAGTTAAAATTTGTTCTAAATTAAACAAATCATCAATGATTTCTTGAACAGTTTGTTGTTTGAGAGTATTGCCTAAATAATAACGAATGTACATTTTGAGAGTAGGTGTGTCCGCCGTGGTTGGTTTTTCAACCAACATATCTAATTGTTTGTTCTGGGTCATTGTGTTTACCTCATTTATGCTAAAGTTTGCATAATCTTCGGTATTGTAACCTTGTCTTGTTAGCAAGTCGACAAGAATTTGTCTTGATTTGTGGATAGATGAAATTAAGCTACTTGAAATCATTGTTGTGATATAATATAATACAATAATGAAATGTCTTTATTATTTCAATTTTATTTAAATATTTATTGCATTTAATTAAAATTCAGATATTTGTTAGATGTTAGCTGTCCCTTGTATAGTACGAGTTTGATTGTTTTCTTCCACTTTGGATTCTGTTTCATTCTCGTCTTTTTCTTCAATTGTAGTTAAAATGTTTTGTTTTGGCACTGGAATGTCTTCAAATTTCCACACTGATTTCTTTGTAACTTCATTGTAATAATACGGCTTGTTATATTTCTTTGAAATATGTTTAACCCATCCTTCTGGTAGTTCTTCTTCTGCGGGTTTTGGTTCTACAGACGGATTCATAATTTGAGGAACACTAAAATCAACTTCTTTTACTTCTTCTTTTACTTCTTCCTTTTCTTTATTCATTTTACTCCACACATCAATTGTTGGTTTTACACTTAAAATAGAAGGTGCGTCCCAACCAGTTCGGTTTGATTGTTCTCCTTTGTTCCAGTCGTCTTTGTTAAAACCTTGATTATTCCAGTCGTCTTTGTTAAAACCTTGATTATTCCAGTCGTCTTTGTTAAAACCTTGATTATTCCAACCATCATTCTTTTCTTCCATATTATTCCAATCAACTCCCACCTCTAAGTCAACTGGTGCATTCACTACACGTGGTTCGCGCACTTGAACAATCGGTTCTTCCTTCTTTAATTCTTCCATCTTATCTAGAATTGGTTTCATTTCAATTTCACCGTTGGCTCGTTTTGTTTGATTTTCTAAATGAGCCGCCAATAAATAACTTAAATCACTTGAATCCGTTGTCTTGATTTTTAATAGTTTATTTATATTGTTAGATTCCGTCATACTCAATAGATTGTCCACATTGTCATCCGTAATTAATCTCATTTGAACATTAATCACTTGCAGTTCTTGGATAAGTTGTTTGAATGAATAAGGAACTCGAACCATGCTAAATGACCGACCGAATCGACTGATTTGTTTAATTGGTTTTCCCTCTATTTCACCAAATTGTCCGGGACCATCAATGGACGGACTGAAAAAAATATCTTCTTCTGGATTATATACCGCAATCATACCCGTCTTGTTGCAAACCGCCATATAATACTCATCTGCTCGTTTCAAGAAAGAATCGGATAAGAAACTAGTCATACCATGCGACATAATTGCATCACGTTCCATCTCACCAATTCGCAACCCACCATCATTCGCGCGTCCTTGAACGGGTTGTCTTGTTAGCATTGTATTTGGGCCATCATTGCTTCGATAATTAATCTTATCCTTTACCATATGTTTGAGACGCATATAATAAGTTGGTCCAATAAAGATGTTAGATTCAATAGGTTCTCCCGTCATTCCATTATACAGCACTTGAGTTCCGCTGGAATGAAATCCCGCGTCATTTAATAATTTTCCGTATAATTCATGGTTTGGTCCATTTGTTTCAAACGCCGTGCAGCTTCCGTATGCTCCATTCGCCAAACATGCTTTCCCAAAAAGACACTCCACTAATTGTCCAATTGTCATACGGGATGGAATAGCATGAGGGTTTATAATAATGTCGGGCTTTATACCATCATCCGTAAAAGGCATATCTTTTTCGGGAACAACTAGCCCAATTGTTCCTTTTTGACCACTTCTGCTAGCCATTTTATCTCCAATCGCGGGTATTCGCTCTTCTCGCACACGAATCTTCGCTAAACGCAAACCCTTTTCATTTTCTGTAATAAAGGTCTTATCTACATAACCAAGTTGTCCCTTTTTAGTAAATACAGATGCATTGCTTATTTCTTCAGATTCTGTTGTTGTTGTTACCGCGCCAATCATAACTATTTTATCATTAATAGGGGTATTTTCAATGACGACCCCATTTTCATCCAAAAAACTGTAATCATAACCGGGAGATGTTTTCACTGCACCCGTTTTAAAATTAAAAAAAGTGGTCTTTGTGGTTTCTTCACTGCTTGTTTCCATATCTTCAGATGATTCATAGAGTGTGTGGTATGTTGTTCTAAAAAGACCTCTGTCTACAGCACCTTGATTGATGAGGATGGCATCTTCTACGTTATATCCAGTGTAAGACATAATGGCAACAATGGTATTAATTCCATATGGGTTTTCTTCTTTATTTACCAACTCTAAATACCGAGATTTAATGAGGGGAACTTGACCATACTGCAGAATAACACTCATTTTATCTAACCGCATTTGATAATTGGTATGATACATGGAGACGGCTTGCTTGCTCTGGCCACATGAAAAGGCATTTCTTGGTAATGGATTATGTTCTGGATAAATAATACTATTTCCTAACACACCTAACATAAGTGAGGGGTCAATTTCAAGATGAGTATGGAACTTTCCAATATCCGTCATTTTGAATGCAATTAATGAGGATTCTTCTTCCAATCCATCGATGTATTCAATAACAGATGCACTTTCACTTAACTCTTTGATTAGAGTTGGGTCCTCGTGTTTGATTTCGATTAAATCATTCGTATAAAGTGTATTGTGGAATGGGTTAAAGGTAGGAGCTTTTTTTCTTGCAAACCCACTAACAATTTTGGTCCATGATAGTTCGGATGACAATTCTTGCAAGTCTGATGGTTTATGTTTACGACTACTCACTCTATCGGGGATTGCCCTAACATAACTACGCTGGTCTTTACCATTAGAATCAATGTAATATAGAGGACGTGTCATTCTTCCTCCATCAGTATAAATGCACAATTCATTTTCTTTATAGTTAAAATAAATGCATGTATGGAATGGAATAACTCCATTTCGCTTATACAATTTTAAGATGTACGCCATCTTAAGAGGGTCCTCTGTGATTAATCCAATCCATTTACCGTTCACAAACAATTTGGTGTTAACATTCGCATAACTGGGCAAACATAACTTTAATTTGACAATGTGTTCGCTAAATCGCTCAAATAACCATTCCGTAAACATATTGCCAGAATACTCGGTGGTGATAATTGTGCTAATGGCCAGATGTTTATGCAATCCGACATTTCCACCATCTGGGGTATCAACTGGGTCGATGTATCCAAACTGCGAATTGTTCAACAAATGGGGTTTCACCACTTTGGCAGTGGGGTCCATATCCAAATTGATTTTTCTTAAATGTGATATACATGAATTCCAAGAAAGACGACTCAAATCTTGAACCAATCCAATTCGTTGAGTATACTGCATTGAACCCCATTTACCTTTGAATCCCTTTCGAACTCCATCTTCTACCATCAAGCCATGCTTTTTGAATATATCTACAATGTTGCTATACGAATTCACAACCAT